CTATATGATGTGCTTCATAATAAGTAATTCCTTTCTTCCTATCTTCACAAAGAGCTTGTCTAATGATTTGAAAATATTCGTGCATAAAAAAACCTCCTATCTTTATTATAAATAGGAGGCTTTCTTGGAAAGTAGAAATTAAATACGCACTATTAAAAGTTAAGTACTGCGTAATCCATTCCAATGTTTAAAGTGATATTCTGTGCTTCTGCATCAGTATCCCAGTTTAGATCAGCAAATTTGGCAGACTTGATGAATGCTCCTTTGATAATCCATTCTGAAACGATATCACCTACAGGTCCTAGAACATCTACAGTCAAATCTTTCTTGTAGAAGTCAGAGTAACCATCTCTACCAGTTACTGATTCATGGTGTAGACGTACCCACTCCATTACAGCCTGTGCACCAGAAGGAGTGATAGGATCGTAAAGGGTCATTGAAATATCAGACCATTTAGACTTTCCTTTTACTTTTCTGTATACGTTGATGTGGTTTAAGGTAATTTCTTCTGAAGTTACTTCTACGCCGGTTACACCTTTGATGAAGTAAGAAGGGATACCATCCACGTACATTATAAATCTATTCGCTACTTTGGGTTCAAAGGCGGTGAAGAAGATTTCGTTTGGATTTAATACTGCCATTTCGTGTTATGTTTATCAGTTATAAATATCTATTAACCTGGGAATGTAGCTCCTGTAGGTGTTAAATTGAAGTCTAAGTAGATGAATTCAGCAGTCTTGGTAGGCTGTAAGTAGATTTGACCTACTAATTCATTTCTGTCGATTACATCTGCAGTGTTGTTAGAGTCATCCATTACTACTTTGAAAGCGTAAAGACCTTGTCTTTGCTGTACTGAAGTTAAGTAAGGATTAACTTGGGATAAGAAGCTGTTTCTAGTTGCGATAGTGTTCTGTTCGAATACTAAGTTATCAGCAATCTGTGAAATGTAGCTTTTCAACTCAATCAACAATCTTCTAACGTTTACTCTATCTAAAGCAGAAGCTTTTTTCTGCAATGTCTTTTGACCGAATACTACAACACCTTGGTTAGGGAAAGTAGCAATTGGGTTAACATTACCTTGGTATAAAGAATCTCTATCTCCTTGAGTTAATTTTCTTTCTGCTCTTACTACTGTAGATAATCCACCTCTGTTAAATCCAGCAGGTGCAAACCAAGCCTCAGTTGAGTTATCGTTGAAAGCATAAACTGCAGGAATCAAAGTAGAAGCAGGAACCCAAACAGCATTTCCAGAATCAGGATCAGCAGCTTGTACCCAAGGCCAGTAAGTAGCACCGTAAGAAGTATCCATTGCTAAAGCTTGACTAGTTACTGTATTCAAAGCAGTACCGTAAGGAACCATATCAACTACTGCAATATTGTCACCTCTGTCTTGTGCATTAGAAATTAAGCTTGTGATTTGTGAAGCTGCACTTACTCTGTTCAAACCCGGTACTGAGATTACGTTATATTGGTATTCATCAGCATTTGCAAGCAAGTTTAACATTACTGTGTAATCACTACCTGTAACACCTTGAGAATCTGCGTTAGCGGTCAAACCAGCAAGTTCGTAGAATTTACCTTCTCTTTGAGTGAAAGGAGTACCTGTTGCACCGTTGAATGATCCAGAAGAAGCAGCTGGTAAAGAACCGGTAAATTGGTTGTTAGCAGTTCCTGTATTATCAAAATAGTTTGGAGTTTGGTAATTAACAGCTTTTACTCTTACGTAAGCAGAAGCGTTAGCGTATGATCCAGAAGTCTGGATATAGTAGGTTGAACCGTCGGTTGCAATGTTTTGAGTCTGATCACCAATTACTCTTGAAATGTAGTTAGTAGCTTTAGGATCTAATGATAAGTTAGTCCAAGTTTCTAAAACAACTTTAGAGTTAGCAGTATCATCACCTTTTCTAATCAACAATGAGAAAGTTCCTGATGCTGTGTTAGGGCTAACGATTTCCCATCTAATGTTATCAGAAGAACCTGTAGCTAAAGCATTACCGCTCAATTCTTGAGTACCGGTATTCATAATTGTTCCTTTAGATAAAGTCTCTAATACAAAAGGAGATAAACCTGAAGTAGGTCCACCTGATCCTGTTGGCATTGCAGATGAGGTTGCTGGTGTGTAAGTACCGTTAGTAATTCTACCAACTAGCAAAGAATCACCTCCGTTCTGGAAGTAATTATAAGCTGCAATAGAAGTAAAGTAGGTATAGAAGTCTGAACCTGATTGAATCAAGGTTCCGAATTTGTTTTGGTATTGTGAGTAAGAGGTAACAACGGTCGGTACTGTAGGGCCTTTAACTGTAGGACCTAGAATAGCTGCACCGGCCTGAATGGGCTGGGCGGTCAAAAAAGACTGATCGTTTTCTCTTGCTAAAACACCAGGTGATAATAAAGTTTCTGCCATTTTATTTTAGTTTGTTAGATAGTTCTAATATAAATAGTAAATAGACCTTCAAAAAGTTCTTAAAGATCGTTGATATTACTTACTACTTCAGTGTTAAAAGTCACCTTGCCTTTGGAGAAAAACTTTTTAGTTGACACTAAATCTTTATTAATAATGTTTGGAATAATGTAGCCGTACATCTTAATATTGAAAGTTGTTTTTATTAAACGTTCTTCCCCTTGATTAACTGTAGTATTATCAGTGAAAGTATCAATTCTTGCTCTAAATTTGAATCTGTTAGGATCTCCCCAGTAGGAATCTGAAGCGTAGTTAATTCCTTCTACGATTTTGTTCATTTGTTCTATGTAATAAGTCCAAATAACGCATTCGTAATTTAACGTAACGTAGTCAGGGATCACTACTGCCTGGTAGGCAGTTACTGGCTTTCTGTTGTTTAATACTCCAAAATTAGAATAGGCATCTCCTTTTTGGTAGGATTTACCTGCTATTGCATAATTTTGAGGGTTATTAGCATCTAACTTATTTCCGATAGTATATGTTTTATCCATCGATGTTCTTTTAAACATAATAATAGGACACATAATCTTACCGTTCTTATCTCTATAATAACCGTCTTTCTGAACTGCTTTCCACCTTTCAGGATTTCCGTAGATTACAGGAACAGGAATCATAGTTCCGTTTTGGTAGACTTGAGGCTTAATTACGTTTTCAAAATAGTAAATAATAGTTTCATCTAAGTCTCCGATACCTACTGTATAATCTTTAGCAGTATCTCCTTTAACTGAAATTTGTTCTGCTCTATAATTCTTAGCAGTAGCAGTATCGTTTGGATTTGCAAAAACAGGTAACGGTACTACTGCATTGTTCGGATTATTTAATAATGGCTCCTGTTGAGAGATAGAAATTTCTCTCTGGTTTTTTGGTACTGGTTTCCTGATCTTATCTGCCATTACATTCTTTCTTTAGTTATACCTAACTTATCAGCAGGTACAAGGTGAGTTGAACAAACAATACTAATTGAAGAACCGAATTGATTTATACCGTCTGAATACGCGTATTCTGGTATCTTTCCTACAAAGTATTGGTTTTCTATAGTACCGTCTACTTCATAGTAGTTTTCATAATAGAATATAACATCTCCTACTTCTGGTACTAATTCAAGGTCTCTTAAATCTTGCTGGAAGAAGGCAAAGGATAATGCTCTATTAACGTCTGGTCCATAAGCGTCAGTACTCCAGGTTTGTTCTCCTCTGGTTATTAAACAGTTTATAAGAGCGGGTTCGCTAAAGAACTTATTAACAGCCTCTCCGTACATATTCGTCTGTGAAGCTCCGAGAGTGACTTTGTAATACCCTACCTGCTGAGTTATAATGTCAGGTAATAACTCACGGTTGATACTATTGATCAACAAAACGTCTCTTTGTCTTCCAAATAATGCCAACTTTAGATCTCCTTAATTTTTTGTAATTGTTTGGTACTATACTTGAATTTCTTTAAAGTAGGGATACTTGCTAATGCTTCTTTTTTAATTAGTTCAAAAGTTTCTTGTCCTGGTTTTAAGCTGATTACTTTTAACTGCAGTAATCCTCTAGGTTCAAGATCTTCTTTATCTGTTTTATTGTTTACAACTGTAACGTATTTCAAACCACGAATTAACTGAGCGATATCAGTAACGTTAGTTTCGTCTGAGAATTCAACATAAACCAAGGTTTGGTACATTGAGTAAGTTACTTCATGTAATAGGTCTTGTAATTTCATTATCCTATAAATATTGGCTGTGGAACCATGTTAAGTTCCTTGGTTTTATAATCAGCTTCTAAAGATCTTCTCTCAAGTAATTTTTCCCTAGAGGTTTCTTCTAAATAAGCTCTCAATCTCTCTAAAAGCAAGTTCTTTTCTGCAGTAGCTGCAGTAATCAAGTCTCCTGAGTTTAGAGTAACTTCTGCTCCTGGGATTGGAATAGTACCATACTTACCTCTTACATACCCAAGCATCTCTTTAACTAAAGATAAGGTGTATTCAAAAATCCACTGCCTTCCTATTGAATTAATTTGAGTATAGTTCGGATTATTATAAGGTACGTTTGATACATTAGATACTAATGCAGAAGAACTTGGCATGGTTGCAATGTTTCTTTCTGAGTTTTTAATATATTCAAAGAACATTCTTCCGTTATCCACTGTCGGGATTGGGAATATTCTAAGTCTATTGTTTACTAATTCAAAAGAATATTGAGATTTCCTAATCTGATCGTTAAATTCAATTGCCTGGATCTTCTGAAGATCGTAGTTGATGGGCATTAAAAGGAAGTTGATGGCAGGTGAATAATTACCCCATCCAAAAGTATCTAATAGGTTCATCATTCCAGTACCTGTTCCTGCATAAGGATCAAAGTAGCGGACAATAGCCGGGGGTGCTTCGTAGAATACCCTCTTAATCTCAATTGTATCACCGGCTGACAATGAAGCAGAAGTATTAGCCCATGCAGTCATATCGTAATCCTGTACTGAAGCGGTAGTATAAAAAGAGCCGGTATACCAAGTAACGGTTCCTCCAACCCCTGCTTCTTCACCGTACTGGTGAGACATTCTTACAATAGATCCGAAGTTTGGTTGAATAACTGAGTTATTAAAGCTTGAACCTGTTGAAGCTCCTTCCATAGAGAGAAAGTCCTGTCTTACTTTAAAAGCGTAGATTTCATTTCCGTAAGTTGTTACTGCTTCTTCAAAGGCCGTATAGAAGTTAGTCGCCTGTAATTCTACGTCTACTAAAGGATATCCAAGTCTTCTTGCACAGAAATCTGCTACCTTATCAGCATCTGTCTGAAATTGATAATCATTATCGTAGAACCCAAAAGGAGTGTCTCCGGGAAAGAATGAAGAGGAACCGGGCCAGATTGCAGCATTAGCCATATACTAATAAATAGTGCGGGCTTAAATGTAAGTAGCTATGAATGTAAAATCGGTACTTGCTACGTTACTATCAAAAGTAATTGATGTTGGGCTATTAAGGGTTGCACTAACGGTAGCTCCTGATTGAGAAGGTGCTATTCCAATAAATAAAGTCTGTCCTAATGTTTTCCCTGTTAGATCTACCGGGCTCACAGTCACAATAGAAGTGAATGGGGGACCTGCACTAGTTTGGCCGGCACCGGCAAACATTTTTAATACTCCGGAGGAAGCTACTATAGAACCGCTTGGAACGTAGTACCCTGTTATAGCGTCAGTAGAGGTTGCAGTTGAAGCAAT